TGGTGGCCGGCAAGCTTTGCCGAACCGCCCATCCGGGTGATGCCGCGAGTACCGACGGCCTCGATGGCCCGGTCGGCGCGCCCGGCGGTCGCGGCGATATCATTCATCGTCCCGCCGACCGCGCGCTTCATGTCGGCCATCTCCTTCTGGAGACGGGCGATGTTGGTGATCATCTCGATTTCGAGGGTGCCGGCTTTCATGAGGCATCCTCCTTCGGACGGATCAGGGACCGGAAGGCCTGGGTGACCTTGCGGGAAACAGTGGCACGGTTCTGGCCGTCCGCGATCGCGGTCCAGGGAGCCGGGCAATCGGGTTCCCGGGCATTTTGGCTTTCGGTGACGAACTCGACCGACAGGCGGCGAAGCAGCCGGCAGAGCCAGGGCGCGAGCTCCACGCCCATGCACGCCTGCCAGTGGGCGATGGTGCCCCATGACAGCGGCACTGGCCCCATGGCGCTGGGTTCGGATGCGCCGATGTCCATCAGAGTGTCGATGATCCAGTGAGCCCGGATCGGCGGCATGTCGGGGGCGATGCCGTCCGCCGTCATCCGCTGCAGGCGGGTCTGCGGGTCAGGTTCGCCGGTAGTCTTGCCGGCAGGCGACTGGCGGGGCTTCGGTGCGGTGCCAAGCCAGGCCAGTTGCCGGACGTAGAGGCTCAGCTCGCGGCCGAGCTCGTCGTAAAATTTGCCCAGTCATTGATGTGCGCTGAGACCTGGGCCGCGATGAAGCCGATCGAGGGATCTTCATAGGCCTTGCGGAACAGGGCAGCGCCTTCGAGCCCTTCGGCCGGCTGATAGGTGAAATGGTTGAAGCTGACCGTGCAGGCAGCGAGGAACTCGGCCTGTTCGGCGAGCTTTTCCTCGGCCGTCTGGTCCATGCGCCCGCGTTTCTTGATCTTGTCGACCAGAAGGTTCTGCTGCCGGGCCTGCGCTCGCTGGTAGATCCGCGTGCCCGGGCCATAGACGGTGATCGAGAGGCGCTGGCCCTTGTCGTCGTACAGCGGGGCGTCATCGCCGCCGACCAGTTCGACGGTCGAGGTTTCGGTCGCGGCAAGCTTGGTAATGTCAAACATGAATGGTCTCCGTCAGGTGCGTGGCAGGGATCAGGGAGCCAGAACTTCAACCACGCCGACACCGGCGGAATTGGTCGTCAGTTCCAGCGTCACGGTGGCGGTGGTGATCTGGTCGACCGAGCCGACGTTCACCTTGAAACTCATGACCTGGGCCTGGAAATAGTACTTGTCGCCGTTCTGCGTGGTCACGAGGAAGCTGTGATCGCTGTCCGAGGTCGACGCGGATTTCAGCAGAATCTGGCCAGCATCGTCGGTATCGAGACCGAGCTGGATGGTCATCGTGCCCTGGTTGAAGCTGCCCTTCTTCTTGACGACGCCGCGGCTGCCGACCGGATTGAAGGTGACGAGGTTGTACTCCCGGCCGAACTCACCGAGGTCAGATACCTCGCCAACCAGCGTCATGGTCAGCGCATTGTAGCCGGTGGGATCGAAGGTCGCAGGGGTGGAAGCCGACACCTTCAACGTGGTGCCGGCGGAAGTCCGAACGGTCATGGCAGTGGTTCCTTATTGAAGGTGAGGCCTCAGCGCGCCTCGTTGAATGAGACGCGGAAATCCTGCGTCTGCATGTGGATGCCGGTCTCCTCGTCGAGGAAATCAGGACCGGCGGAGTCGGTGTGGACGGTCACGACGGTAAGCCCGTCGATAGCAGGCATGCGGTCGGCGGCTGCCGCCCGGACAGCGCGGATAAGGGCCTTGGCGGCCGGATAGCTGGTGGCGAGCACCGTGACTTGGACCCGCTCGGTCACCCTGCGTTTCGGACCCGGCGCGGCGATATTGCGGTCGGTGCTGTTGACCGACATGAGCGAAATCGCCGGGAGCGAGGTGCCCTGCGGCAGCATTCCAGCGACAATCCGCACCGCAGGGACGAGTACTGTCACCCCGGTGTCAGTCACCAGGAGCGAACGGACCACAATGACCCCGTTCATTCGCCATCGACCTCGAGGCTGGGCGCCTTGAGGTTCCCGATCTGGACTCGGTGCGCGATGTAAGCGCCCATGGCGTTGACGGCTTCCTCGGCCTTCTGGTCGAGTGCCGGGCGCAGGAACGGCTTTGCGGCATGCCCGGGATGCATGACCATCGGGCCGACAAAATGTTGGCCGATCTTCAGGCTGCCGCGCTTCATCATCTTGTTGATTGTACCGATGCTGACCTTGCGGGGACCGTGGCGGGTGTTGCGCACGGGCTTGTCGGCCTCGGAAACCGAAATGAGGTGCGGCGCGACGCCGTATTCGATGAACAGGCCGAGATAGGAGCCGGACCCGCGCAGTTTGACGTAGGAACTGAGCCGGCTGCCATTGGTGCGGGTGCCGATCCCGATCGCCTTCTTGAGCTTACCAGTGCGGACCGGGACATTGGCCTTGGCCTGCTGCTGTATGACCTTGGCTCCGGCACGCAGCCCGCCGCGGATGATGTTGCGCTCGAGGTTCTTGGGCAGCTCGTCCAGCATGCGCAGCAATTCGGGACCGCCTTTGAGCCGGATCGTCATGGCGTGGCTCCCTCGCTGCTGTGCTGCTCGACAATCAGTTCGATGCCTTCCCGGCGGCCGAGTTCGGCCGGACCCGAGACGATCTGGAGAGTCCGATTGCCGATGATCACCCGCATGTCTGGGGTAATCCCGGCGAGATGGCGCATGCGGATCCTTGCTGGCCGGTTGGCGATGACAATGCTGTCGGCCAAACGCTCCGTCCTGCTTGGCAGGACGTCCTGGACCTCGGCCCAGACCGTCGCGAATTCCACCCAGGCGACGGTTTCCGTCCCATAGAGAGGGTCAGAGGTGATGGATTTGCGCTCAATCCGGATCCGGGTGTCGAGCCTCGATGCTAGACCCATCGCGCGGCCAGCTGGTTCACAAGGGTATCGAAGGCGAGACAGCCTGCACCCTCGCGGTTTTCGAACAGGGAGGCGGCTTTCACGAGGATTGCGGCCCGGGCGATCGCCAAATCCGGGTGACCCTCGGCAAATCCGGCCGACAGCGTGACGGTGATCAGGCCGTCGGGTGCCAGCGTAGGCCATGATGTGCCGGCAACTGGCCGAATGCGCACGAATCCATGGCGCCCCCGGGAAACATAGGCGGCCTCGGGCAAGGTGACCGTCGCACCGCTGGTGGCGGTGTAGGTGATCGCCGCAATGGTCACAGGCCGGACCGGCACGGTGATTTCATCAGGCCAGGCGTCGAGTACCATCGCCAGTGTCTGCGGACAGAGCCGCAGATCGGCGAGCCGTTCAAGTTCTGCCTGGGCAGCATCGAGGTGGACGGCCAGCAGCATGTCCTCGTCATGGGCATCGAGACGCAGCTGCTGGCGCGCTTCTTCGAGTGTCACCGCGCGTGTGGTTGGGGCGGTGACGACCGTGATCATTTCGTGCGGGTCCGTGCGGGCTTTGGCGCGTCAGGCTGTTCGTCGACCGGCTCGGCCAGGCCGCGCTGGCGCAGGATTTCGCCGTCATTGTCCGCAATCTCGAAGGTCTGCCCGGCCAGAATGATATCGGGGCCGACCGCGCTGATATGCAGGGTGTCGAGGGCTTTCATCAGCATGGTGCTGTCTCTCAAAAGGGCGAATGGGGCCGACCAGTCAGCCGGCCCCATTCAGATTATGGTGCAGTGGAGGCCGTGATGGCGGCGGCGAAGGCGCCCTTCACGAAGGCTTCCGGGCGGTAGACCGCGAGCGCGAGACGCTCTTCGGCGAGGATCGTGACCAGGTTCTTGCGGAAGTTCTGGTCATCCTCGGTCGAGATCTCGACCCGGGCATCCCAGCGATCGAAGATCTGCGCACCCAGCTGGAACGCACCGGTCAGGAAATTGCCCTGCGCGATCGCCTGGGTGGCAACGATCGGCATGCCCCACAGTGTCGGCGCCAGACCGCCCTGCGGATTCCCGATGAGATAGCTGCCGGTCGTTTCCTTGAGCAGCTCGATGCTGGCCCAGTCGGAGGGGTGCAGCACCGCGCCCGTCGTCGGCAATTCCGCCAGCGCCGACTTCAGCACCGCAAGGCGCAGCACATCGATCCTGGTCACCGGCGCCGGGATGGTGATCGGCGCGGTATAGGCGGTCGCCTGCGTGTAAATGCCGTTTAGGTC